CATCCTTGGCATCCACAATCAGCGAAGCCAGGTCAGATTCGATGCTGCCCCAATCCTGCGTCAGTTCGATCGACGCCGGGATAAAGCAGTTAGCCTTAGCCACGACAATCGAAGGCTGAGCAAGAGTCGGGGAGTTGTCCGATGCGGCTGACGCCTCAGCGCCATACGCAGCGGTCACACCAGCCGACGTAACTCCACGCCACTCGTTCGTACCAGCGATCGTCTCAACCGAGCAGAACTCGCGGTAAGGGTTCACCGAAAGGTTTGAGGTCGGGATGATCGTCGGATCGAGCGTGTAGACGATCTCGAATCCACCAGCGGAGCCCGTACCGACCGAAAGAGCACGCTGCTCATCGGAGGTAAGAGCCGGACTACCGTTGGCTGACTTCATGTACTTCGCGAACGCCCGCTTGTAGGTAGGCGAACCGGTGATCAGGATGCGGCGGGAGACTTCCCCGGCAACGCTGTTGCCAAGCTCCTCCTGCCCCGGATCGTCATGCTTTGCGATCAGACGCTCGATGTGCTCCTGAGCGGCCTCACGCACGACACCGCCGGCGAACCGAGCGGCCTCCACGGACCGCATAGCGCGATCGCGGAGATCCTGCACCATACGATTGCTGCTCGAGCGATCAATGGTGGTGATGTCGTAAATATCCTCAACGCGACCGGCGCGCGGAGAACGGGTCTGGAACGAAACACGCTCCGTCGCCTCGGGCTTCTCGTTGAGCTCCTCGAGCCGCGCGTCACGCGCCTCAAGCTCCCCGATCAGATCAAGGGTGCTGTCACGCTCCGTGTTGAGTTCGTCCCACTCGCTGCGGACATCCTCGGGAAGCGCTGCGCCTGTGTGCTCCGAGTTGATCTCGGTCAGGCGAGTCCTAATATCTGCGACACGAGATCGCAGTTCGTCAATGGTTATGACGTACTCCTTTTGCGGTAGCTGCCAGCCGGTAGATACCGGCGGGCGGGTTTCTTGGCTACCGTCGTCGGGGTGACCTCAAGGGTCGGCGCCTCGACGGGTGCTTCAGTGCGGCGCGACTCCATATCGGAGTCGGGTGCAGAGTTGTACTCATCATCCGCTTCGGCGGGCTCAACCTCAGCCGCCTCAAACGTGACGAGAGTAGAAAGAATTGTCAGAACCTCGTTCATCCTTGCGACGTTCTCAGCCTCATCGGGCTCGTCCTGCTCCGCGATGTACTCGGTAGCGCAGACGATCATCTGACCGAGATGGCTGAGATCCCCAGCATCGACGCGGTTGAGGTCGCGAGCCTTCCAGAAGTTCACGAGAGCGTTCAAACGCGCTTCGGGCATATCCCGGAGCGTCGCGAAATGCATCTCATCGGTGAGACTCCGAACGCCGGATGATGCTTGTGAATATGCGCCCCAAGTCACGGGACCGAACTCCTGAACCCCAGCCTCACGGATCGTGCGCTCCGGAATCCCACGCGGGTTGTAGTCGCTCGGGTCGGGCTCCTGATTGAGCTCGTCCCGCATCACGCGGAAACGGAACGATGCGCCGTACACGCCAGCGCGCAGCCCATCAACCACGAGCGGGTCAAGACCGGGGAACAGTTCGCCGCGGCCATATCCGCCAATATCGTTCTCGCCAACCTCATCGATCGTCGCGATCGGCTTGTCACCGATTTGCGGGTCGCCTCCGTGCTGGAGCAGGATCCGCATGTTCGCCTTGTTCTCTTTGATCGTCTTGCTGAAGGCTCCGGGTGCGATGCGCTCCATGAAGTTGCCTTCGTACCATGAGTCGATCTCGGTCCACTGATCGAACACGGACCATTGAACGTCGAGCGTGCGCCCCGTTCCACCTTCCGGCACCGTAATAGCCCGAAGCGGCAGATCACCGGGCACAGGAGCCGCATAGACGGCACGATAGAGGTTGTCTTGAGGCAGGATGCCCCGGCTGCTTTTCATGGCTTAGGAGCCTCCCGGTTCCGTGCTGCTTGGAGGGCTCGAACAACGCGCCCCGTATCGTTGTTCCCGCTACCCGCGGGCTCACTATTACTAGAGTCTGTCGTGCCCGCGGGCGTATCCTCAGTCGGCGTACCCGTCACCACAGCGCCCTTACCCTGCCCAACCGTCCCCGCCGGCAGCAACTGGACCGAATACATGCCAGTATGCGCCAATAGCGTGTAATCCCCAGACTCAACTGCCGCAATCACACTATCCGGCGTGAAACCCGCCGTAACCAGCGTATGGATCGTCAACGCCTTCGTCTGCTGAATATTGATCGCGTCCGTCTGATCCTCTTGCAAAAACGAGATATCGCGATCGTCATACCAGAGCTCAGACGCCCTCGGAGCATCAATGATCGCGCCCATCGCTGAACAGAACCCGCGCCACAATGGCCGCATCGTCCCATCCGCAAACGCGCGCCTCGCCTGCCCATAATTGGAATATGTGGCAGCCTCAAGGCCCTCCGACAATCCCACGATAATCGGGGGAACACCCGCCGCGGACGCGATTCGTGTCTCACCGTGCCCCTGAACGGTCTTGAAGTCCATTTGCTGCATATTCGCGCCGATCACCTTCGCGTCAGCGCCACCACCCAAGAACATCGTCTTATAGGCGTTCCAGATGCCCTCATTGCCCTGCTTGAACTTCGCCACCCACATATCGAAGGCTTCCTTCTTAATCTGCGGGTCAAGCGTCACCATCAGGTTCGGTGTGGCGCCATGCTCGAAAAACTTGAGTTTGTGAGTCATCGCGGCGCCGTCCGCCATGATCTCCGTCAAAACGGGCGTCAGCCATGACATCCCGAGCCAATTCGCCATCGGATCGGGCGTCGGGGTCCAATGAGCGACCATTTCAGCGCCGTAGAAAATCGGATCGGCGCCAGAACCGATCCCACCGGGCGTATACGCGTAACCGAGCACTTCGGCCGCGGCAGGGTCCCTATCGTCCGCGCCTGCGATGACAGTCGTCCAATCGGGCCGCAATCTTGCGATTCGCTCATCTCCCTGCGCCACAATCTGCCCCGTGCGCGGGTTAGCGAGCCTTCCGGGCCGCAAAGCGAAGAAATTCCCGCAAATATCCACGTCCTGAAGCGCTCGACCGAGCAGATCGCCCGTCGTGCCGTTACGCCACGGCGTCTCCAATGGAACGAGTGCCGGCGTACCGAACAGGTCACCAGGACGACCGTTCTTCAACTGCCGAAACTGAAACCGCGCCTCCGTGAACAGCCGATGCCGAGCCCCAATGCAGGCGTAAACGATCCCGTTGGACCGATATAGCCCGTCTGCGTACCCCGCGAAACTTTTATCGACCTCATCGGCCTTCTGAGTCAGCGAATAGTTACCCGAACCGGATCCGAACGGGTAGCTGAGCCCGTTGAAGCTGAAATAGTTGATCCACTGGTCGATGGAGAGCGCGTCCCCGCTTCTGGCAACGCCCGCGCCCTTTAGAACTCGTGAAAGTGCGGTCATCAGCAGAGCACTTCCTGAGCGCAGCGCTTCGCCGCTATCTCGCAGTACCGCTCGTCAATATCAATGCCCGTCACAGGCCGTCCGAGGTCCTTAGCGGCCCTCAGCGTGGTTCCGCTGCCCATATAGGGGTCGAGCACCGACCCATCGGGACATTGGCTCAGAATCCACCGCATCAGGACCAGCGGCTTCTGTGTCGGGTGAAGCCTCGGCTCGCCCCGTTCGCTCGCCCTTAGCGCACCGTTCCATTGGTGCCGCAAGAGTCGAGCGACCTTCGGAAGATTCGACCAAACGAGCTCACAATCAGCGAAGTCGTTGCTTGTCATGCCGTCTCGCTTGTCCCAGACAAACCAACCCGACGATGCAGGCAGTTTGTCAGCGTAATGGTTAGCCCCGAACAGCACTACGGTCGGAAAGCGCAGGAGAGGCGACGGATCAAACGGCTCATCGTCCCCGGCAACTACGGTCTTGCCCACAAACGTCTTATTGCCCCACGCCTTCGCGCTGTTCTGGCTCGGGCTGTAACTGATCCCATAGGGAGGGTCGGTCACGAGAACGTCGGCCTCAAGGGTCGAGACGAACTCTCGGGAGTCTCCGTGATAAATCGTCACGGAATCGTCCTCGTAGTACGACCTCACTCTGAGCCACGCTCATAAAGCACCGTGAGAGCGCCCGTAAGGGCTCCTGCGACCACGAAAGCGGCAGGGACACTAAGTAGCGCCACTCCAGCCACCACGAGGCTTAGGGACGCTATGAATCCGATCGTAGTCATGCGTCTCCCCAATCCACCAGCGGAACCGCCGGCTCAAGATCATCACCAGCAAGATCAAACGCCATCGACAACGCCCGCGCAGCATCAATCGGAGGCCCATTCGACTTCGATTTACCCAACTTGAAACCGCTAGCGCCCACCTCGAGCGCCACGCCAGCATTCACATGCGCCGCCAAAAACGGGTCGCCATCATGCTCGAACGCTCGCTCCGTCACAATCGCGTTACGCAAGTTCGCGTCTGCGGGACACAAGCGCTCGTTCGACTGCGGATACGACTCAACGGGCAAGCCCTCAGCGTCAAGCGTGTCGTACATCTCGTCCAGGTACTTTTGATCCAATCCAAGCGCCTGGACCGCATAGGTGGCACACAATTGTCTCGCTGCGCGGTACACAGGCTCATACGGGATCGGGTTATCCGTCCCACCAGACCGCCAAATCACCGCGCGAGGCAAAACCAGCCCATTCGGGGACGGTCCCACCAGCGTAATAGCCGCACAATCGCGGTAGCGCGCCATATCCACCGCGCCGACAACAAGCGAACCTTCCGGATAAAGCGACGCAATATAAGCATCGAGCTCAGCGTTACTCGCGCCGTTCCATAGCCGATGCTCCACCACAGGCACCGAGTCGCCCCTCAATGCCTCCCACGCGCCCTCGGGGAGCCACGATTCGAACGCTAGGGTCCACAGATTGCAGCGATACCGCTTGAAAACGTTCGGACGAAGCGACTCGAACGCATCCACCAACGAATCGACCGTGACCCAGCTAGCGGGATTCGCCAACTTCACGGTCTCGAAGTCCGTCCAGTTATCGTCCTTGGAGATAGCCCACTCAAGCATCACCGTGCGATGACTCTTACGAGCCACTGTCAGCCGTCCTAACGGACTC